GATTGTTCGACAGATTACTACACTTGGTAAACAGCACGAGATGTGGCAGACTAAATGTCCCCGATACAATCTCTTCCGACTCCTTTTTCGTTATACTCAACTCCGACGCACTGTCACCCATCGTGACCGTCTGAGATGCGAACGGGCCCTTACAGGTAAATGTAAGGGTATTGCCAACATTCTTGATATCGACTGTCTTGGCCGCCAGCAGTGTCATGTCGCGACACGTCTTCTGGAAGTCCAGCGAAGGCATAGTGATGCGAGTGGCAAACTCTGTCTCGGGCATCGTCATGTCCGAATCATCGCGATCCAACAGGTTGAGCTTGTACCGAATGCGACGCTTCTTCTCACCGTTCTCCAGAGTGATCGTCAGATGATTGCTCTCTGACTTGGAGACACTGAACGTGATCGTGTCATCGTTCGTCACAGTCTTGACCACCCTGTAAAAGTGATCCGTATTCAGACCGACATCCAAACGCGGCGCCGAGTGGTTATACTCGTAATGCTCAAACTTGTTCGCATGAAGCCGCATGTGAGTCAGAACCGTTCGGGTATTGTCCATCGCGATCATGCGGATGCCATCCTTGTCAAACACAAGTGACATCTCCACGAGCATGGATTTCAGTCCCTCGGCCAATGTCCTAATGGGCGCGGTTTGAACGGTTTTTGCGATTACGAGATCGTCGGACATTTTGTTTACCCCCGCGGCGAGTCCTTAACTTCTTTTTCCGCAATCCACCCCGTGGGTAGATCCGTAGCACACACTCGTTTACTCGCTGATAGGTCGCAGTATCTCCTCCCTTGTCTGGATGATTCGTCTTAGACCATTTGAGAAAATCCCTCCGGCTCTTGATCTCGAGACCCTCTAGGACATTCTTACACTCATCATCTCGCATCTCCTTCTCGTCGGTCTGTTCAGGTCGGGCTTCAGCCTCGGGTTCTGCCTCCTCTGTTTCCGGCTGTGGCATTGGGGAAGGTTCAGGGATAGCCTCGGGCTCAGGGACTGGTGTAGTCTCCTGCTCCTTCTTGAGATCCTCCTTCATAGTCTCGGCGGCTTGCTGTTTAGCATCCGAGCTGGATGCGGCATCCTTCTTCACCTCCTCGGGTGCCTTGCGCAGAGCCTCCTGGATGACTTCGCGCACTTCGTCGGGAGTCTTGCCCGTCGTCCTGGTAAGTTCCAATACCACCTCATTGAGAGTTCCACGGCGAGACAGCATACTGGAGGTCTTTGCGATGAACGCCTTAATAGCCGTGTCTGTCTCAGGGGACTTTGGTAGCTGTTCGCCGACAAGTTCAAACGCCTTGATAAGATGTGCTCGCGATGCGCTACGAAAAGCGTATTCGTCCACCTGGACTGATTTGAGCTGGCCCTCCTTGGACGCCTTCTCTTTCTTGAGTTGCTCAATCGCATTCTTCAATGTTTCAACTTCCGTCTTGAGTTGTTCCTTCTCAGACGTCTCGGTTCGGAGACTCTCCTTGATGGTATTGAGCTCGTCCACACTTCCTTTGATGGAAGAAACTTCTGCGGCAACCTTCTCATCAATCATTTTCTGCTGGTCCTTGTTCATGATATTTGCGCCGTATCCCGAAATGCCCGTGACGGCAGAGAGGACGCCGAGTGCGATTGTTCCCGGTTCAAATCCGCCCTTCTTACTTATACGACGTCGGCCCACCATTGCTTCTATCTAGATAAACGATTTGCGGACATGTACGGATAGAACACCAGAGAAAGCAAAACGAGTAAGACTGCAATGTCAAATATCACAACGACCTTCTTGTATTTGATGGGCAACGGTGGGAACTCGGGTGGCACACCTCCGTAGGGTTTGAACCACCCAATCAGTGCCCCAAAAAACGTGGGACCCAGCTTATCGTTACAGTCGTAAATGTAGTCATACCATGCCATCAGCACATAAGCCGCCATTGCCAAGATAAACGCAAACACTACTTCGTGTTGCCAATACTTCTGGTGGGGCATAAAGTAGATGGAAATCACAAACGCAGAAAACACAATACATTTTTCATTCAAGTACAGTGGAGTTCCGAAGAGTGCCACCCCCATTTGTTCTAGACAAAGAACTTACTCGGAATCCGAGTCCGACTCAGCCCCGCCCTTCTTTGACTTCTTTGTCTTTGCCAGCCCAAACTTCCCCTTGCGCGTCTTGAAGCCCAGCTTGACCAGACGGTTCTCCTTCTTGGCCTTCATGGACTTCTTCTTGGACACAATACGACCGGCCTTGTTATACTTCAGGTCGGTCTTCGTGAGGCCGCCTGGCGTCTTATCTGCGGTTCCATGCATAACTTGTGCTCGTGAACCAGTTGTCATTTGTCATTGTTCAATATAATTTTGATAAGCGACCCGTTCGGTTGAGAGTGGTAATGATGTTTGTGGGCTTGGGCGTATTCTGGAACGCATTCTGTGGTGCAGAAGGTTCGCTATAGATGATATTCTCAACTCGACCGCAATATATATCATTCGTGTATGTGAATGGAAAGGCGGTAAGGACTTCAAACGGACGGAACCTCCACGTTTGGCTCGAATGAATAAGCATGACACCAGTCACCTTGGGATATACGCAATCAATTAGGAAGTCCTGATCCACCCCCATGCCATGTCCTTTAGCGTTCGACACTTTGTGTTCGGTATACAGGTTCTTGATGTTGATGCCGTCAATTTTGCGCATGCCCCAAAGACCGCCCATCACAGCAGTTGCGTGTTGGGGATTGTCGCGGATACAGTGGAACTTCGCTGTAGGATGGTTCAGAAACTCCTTAATGGCCCATCGGTCCTTCCAGTGGATACGACTGTCGGCATCGCGAGAAAACATCACATCTACCTCTGGCTCATCAATCGCAAAGAAGCGGTGAATCATATTTACCGGACCCGTTTCGTGTGTGAATCGGAGAATGACATTCTTGCGCACACGCAGCTCGATAACAAACTCGTCGGGAACATCGTTGCCAACATAGACGAATATGTATGCCTCTGGAAAGTATGTTTGCGCCAATACGATGTTTTCCAGAAGGCCTGTATAATACAACCCATTCGGCGGGTTGTAGATACAGAATGAGAACGCGCAAACCATATTGGCTATTATTATTCATTAGCTTATAAATGAAAACGCTTCTTCTGATCTCGGGGTCGTTGCGATCATTCCGAGAGAACATCCATCGCATGGGCAACCATGATATCGCAGCCTATGTGTCTCTCGACGACGAGGATACATATCTGAACTTGGAAAATCTGAAGTTTGTTCTCGAAGAACCACGTATCAAGACGGTCATTCTAGAGCACACACCTATCATACCCGAGCAATACATGGATGAGAGACGTAAGAACATCTACAAGCAGTGGTATAAGCTACATCGTCTCTGGCAGAGCGTTCCAAAGACATATGGCACGTATGTGCGAATCCGGCCAGATGTTTGTCTGTGCACTCCGTCAGAGCTGGAGGATGCGCTACAGTCGCAGCACACACTCGCGATCCCAATTGGGAACGATCGAGATGGCATAAACGATCAGATTGCGATTGGAACGGAAGAGGGCATGGATCGCTACTGTGGAGTGTTGAAGTATCTGTGCGAGTATTCCGATCAGACATCCGAGTATATTCTACACGACTATCTTCGAGGTATGCCGATTGTTCGGATAGATATGCAGTACAAGCTTGTGCTCTCTACGGCCAAAGTGATTGCGATAGCGGGTGATTCGGGATCTGGGAAGTCAACGCTCTGCACTCTTATTCGTCCACTGTTTCTATTTGACAAGGTGTTGGAGTTTGAGACAGACCGATACCACAAATGGGAGCGCGGAGACGTTCGTTGGAACACAACTACACATCTGAATCCCGAAGCAAACTATCTGGAGAAGCTAGAGAACGATACGTTCAATCTAAAACTGGGCAGCGCAGTCATGGCTGTCGACTATGATCACTCTACCGGAACGTTCACGCCTCCCAAAACCATTGAACCGAAAGACAATATGCTGTTGTGCGGCCTTCATACGCTCTATTCAAAACAGCTTCGGAATCTGTCGGATCTCAAGATTTATGTTGACACATCGGATGAACTCAAGCAGCAGTGGAAACTGAAACGCGACACTGCGGATCGTGGACAGGACGCAGGAACTGTTCTGGCAAAAATCGCATCGCGACGGGAAGACTACAATACACATGTGGCTCCTCAACGAGAGCACGCAGATATCGTGGTCCGGTTCCATGGCAAGAGCCTTACGTTGGTTTCAAAACATCCAGAGTGGTTTTTGGGACTTCCGGGAGAGCACTCTCCAAATCAGATTCTCTTCAATGATCCAACCGTTGACATACGAAAGCAGATATACGAATTCCTGTGGTCACTTGATCTACCGCATATTACGGCCAGGCCGGGATACGATGGCATTCTACAATTTACAGTATTGCGCGCACTGTATACCAAACATGGATGATTTCCTTACGCTGTGTCGAGCATTCGGACATCTAGACGAACTCGTTCAGGCAGGAGGTGGTAACATCTCGGTAAAACTTGACGACAACTATTCCATCATCAAGTCGTCCGGAGTCTCTCTCTGCGACATCACTCGGTCAAGTGGTTATTCAATCGTCAACCACAATGATATTGCAGACTCATTATATGCCGCCAACGAACCCGATCTGACGGCCTTTACCGTTTCAGGTGGAAAGCCGTCGTTGGAGGTCTATTTCCACTCCTTCATGAAGAGGTATGTTGTACATCTTCATCCGACAGCAATGATGCCGCTCCTCTGTGCGAACGATAGCCCGGGGATCGCATACTGCAAGCCTGGGTTCGATCTTAGCAAGAAGATTCGGGCTACATGGGATGGATCTACAACTGTCCTTCTCAACAACCATGGTGTCATCTTTACCGCCGATACGATGGTTGACATTCTCCAAGTCGCTTGTGATGTCTACGACGGATATTGCCAGACAAAGTATCCGACGCTGGATCTCTTCTGGAAGCTTCAATACGAGTTCAAGAATGAATTCGTATACAAGGTGTGTCGAGCGGAAACTGCGATGTATTTGCCTGTTTTGAAGAAGTATAATGTGAAGAAGATCACTCCGGATATCGCTCTCTTTCTGTATAATTCCATTCACATTCAAGACGATTTCATATTCATCCACGCTCCAACCAAGCGGAAGTGTTTGGATATCCTTGAAGTGCTACGGACATACTGTGAATGTGTAGAGGAATGCCCGAAGGCGTTGACCGAGATGCAAGGAGCAGAGATCATTCACTGGCCCGCCGAGCGTCGTCGGCTTACCATGCTTCCGGACGCTTAGTGCAGATCATGTCAATACAATCGTAGATCCGATTCTTATACCCCTCTAGTTTCTCGGATTGCTTCTGAAGTTCTGGCGATACCAGGCATATCTTATATCCTAGTTCATGGAGCTGATCGCACATCGATCTATCAATCGGGAGGCGATGGAATACGTCTACCCATACCCAATCCGCAATACCCGCCATCATTTCGAACTGTTCAAATTCGGACAGTCGAATCGCTGTGCGCCTTTCCCCGAGGGCACTAAGTAGACGAATCATCGGAAACGAACAGTCCAGGAGGAAGAAGTTAACGATCTTGTACTTGCGAAGCAGTTCCAACACCAAGTGCTCAATACCCTCACACTTAATGTTCACAATGTAGAAGGCGTGGTTGCACTTGGATAGAAATGTATCCAGATCGGGTCCATCTGTCCACGGGTCGTGTGTGACGACGCAGGTATACGAGGGTCCCTCGCGCACATCGAACTCAATGCCCAATGACGATGGAACTGCCGCCAACTGTTTCAATGTGTTGATCCTATGCTGAACGATCTGCATTTGTGAAGTGGTCCTGCCAATACGTAAACGTCTTGTAGTCATTCGGCGTTCCCCAACCAAGGTAATAGTCCACTGGGAACACTACGACCTTCTTACCCATCTCCACGAGCGGCATGAGAAGGTTATCGACATAGAATTCGCCGTTGGTGCGGATGTTATGCTTCACGATGTGATGATACGCGGCCTTGAAGTCGCCGGCACGTCGAAAGAACATGGTCCCGATAATGGCATGAATGTTTGGCTTGTCTGCGAATGGCTTCTTGATCGACACATCCTGGAGAACCATATCATCGTCCACATCCAGCCACGCATACATCTGCGGTGCTAGAGCACTCGTAGGATGGTTAGAGAAGGACCATACAACCACGTCAATCGTAGGATTCTCCATGAGGGATCGCAGCCTCGCCGCCCAGTACAGAGCACCATTGTCGCAGGCCGTAATTGTGATGGGAGTATCGTCCGCAACATCCTCCAGTGCCACCATACAGGTCGTTGCCTGTCCGTTTGTGACATTCTCAATCTCAAATACCTTGGCCTTGGGAATGTATACCCGAACATCCTCGTTCTCCTTAAGCGTTATGATGCGAGTCTCCGCAGTTTGCGGTAGACATTCGAGAGCAGCAACCATCATCGGTTGTCCACTGATGGGGAGGAATGGTTTGGGGATTGTGTATCCCTCCATTGAGAAGCGGCTACCACGACCCGCCATGGGAAGAATGGTAAGCCCGCGCGCAGGAAACACAAGCTGAGGGGGGCGTTGAAAACACCCGTGCCACATTTGGTAGGTGCGAAGATCGTGAGGGGTGCCCCATTGTAGCATCTTGTCAATCTCGCTAACCCGAACTGCCATCCCCGCGGCAATCATGTGGTTGTAGACCATGCTTACGTAGAACTCCCCGTTGACTGTCTTCCCCGACTGCATAAGTCGGTATGCAAACTCTTTGAGAATCTTCCCAGTCCTGAAGTAGTATGTGCCATTGGATGCGTATTCGTTCATCTTGTTCTCGGTGAAGGGCATCTTCTCTCGCACTTCCACCGCCCATCCATCGATCTCGTCGACATACGCATACGTATCGGGACCTAGATGATGGGGATGAAACCCACGGTAGCACGCAATTCCACCGTCGGCTACACGGGATCGCATCTCTTGTAGAAACCGCTTGTAGTCCCAACGAGTACCGTAGTCGCAATAGGAAACGATCACCTCATCGTTGTCGGTTATGAAGTCGGAGGCATACATAATAGCATCGGCAGGTCCCTTGCCGCGATACGGGACGCTCACAATGTTTACACTCGGACATAGACGACGAAGGACCGACCGCATATCGGTAGACAGTAGATGATCGCTATTACAGATCGCGAGAACGTGATTCTCTCCAGGAAACAGATTCATCACATGCTCAATCATGGGTTTTCCATCCACGTCAATGAGCGGTTTGGGATCCACGTATCCGGCAGCCACAAATCGCTTTCCGACCCCCGACATGGGGAGAACGATCTGAACCATTTACTTACCCAAGCGTCGGTATATGAAAATGAAGATTACGACGCTTCCAACGTCGCGAAATCGGCAAGAGTGGAGCATTGGTCCCAATGTCACTCTAACGGGTTCCAACCTTCGCTATCCAAATGTTCTTCTACATACGGCCGAGGAGCTTGCGACGCCCTACAATGAGAAGACAATGTCGACAGGTGTTACGTCTGCCTATCCGTCGGGTGAATACGAACCATCGGTGTCTACGTGTTCCCATCGCGTGGGCCGATCGTTCTTCTTCATATACAACACAGACAACTACTTTCACTTTCTATATGATAGTCTGCCCTATCTGTTCGACTACCTGCGTCTTCGAGCAGATGAACCCGTTAAGCTGCTGATGTCATCCGGACCACACTATCCTTTCGTAACAGACTGCTTGCGTCTTCTGAACATCCAGGAAACCGATATTGTATATGCCGACGGTAACGCCTCGTACGAGGAGGTGATCCTAGTCAATTCAATGACACACGACGGACACTCCAACGAGCCGCCTCATCCTCACGTGTGGGAACTTTACAAGAAGATGGTTTCGTTGGCCAGTCAGAATCCCATTGACACGCCCAAGAAGTTCTACGTTTCCCGTCGTTCGTGGATTCATGGCGATACCTCCAATATGGGGACCAACTATACGACGCGTCGCAAGATGATGGTGGAGGATGAACTCGTACAACGTCTGGCAGAGAATGGATATGCTGAGGTGTTCTGCGAGAAGCTGACGATGGCTGAAAAGATCCAGTATTTTGCCAACGCAACCCATGTTGTGGGTGCGATTGGAGGTGGCATGTGCAATCTCGTCTTCGCACGACCGGAGTGCGTTGTTGTTTCGATCAACAGCCCAGAGTTTGATACCATCAACTCCCGATTTCTATATACGATGTCTCATACGAACCTTACGCAGTTCCGTGAGACGGCACCAACCAACGGCTTGTATCGCCGTGTTCGCTACCGTGATTCGATCGGTGAGGTCGAGGGCGTGGCGGACGACAAGATCCAGCTCAACATTGGTAACGGTGTCACATGGAACAATGATGGAGCCAAGAACTACCAGTGGGTGCCTATCGGTGAAGTGGAGTTTCTTGACAACGGTCTAAACTCGCCTTGGAGCTTTGATGTGGACAAATGTATGAGCACAATACAATGAATGCGTTATTGATGTTCCATCAGGGATGGACCGATATTGTCAACTGCCTGCCACTCATCAATTGGTATGCGAAAAAATACACAAACCTGTTTGTGGTAATCCGTGAGGACGCCAGACAACTGGTTGGATTCTATCTACGAGGCCTTCGGAACGTGTTTCCGATCTACATTCCGAAGAGGATCATCGAGGTCGATTGGTTATCTCCTGTTGATGTGGCACATCTTCGTATTACGCGGTTCGAATTTATCGGTCACTATGACGTGCAGAGGCCTATGAACGATCCATACCGGAATGCGTATAATCGTCTCAATGCTGTAACGGATTATCCGTTTGAAAAACTCTTCTACGAGTCGTATAACATTCCGTATATCGAGCGTGTGAACAGTTTTACCTTGTATAGGGATCCGGTGGCAGAGGAAATGTACTACAACAAGCACGCGAAGCAAGAACCGTATATATGCGTTCACGCTGTAAACATCGAAGACCTTGTTGTCCAGCCAGCCGAGAACACAGATATCGTACGGCTTGGAGAGTCCAGCGAAACCTTTTTTGACGCGATTCGTGTTTTACAACATGCAAAGGCCATCCATGTCTTAGATTCCGTCTGGGCCGTCGTGTGTTACATGATTGATACTAAGTATGGCATGCTTGAAACGGTCCCGGTATTCGTGTATTGTCAGCGAGACTTCAAGCGAATGTTCACAGAGCCCGTAGAACTACCCAACTGGACGATTGTTACTCCGTGATTTAGACGAACCTAATCGTATAGTAAGAAAATGGCATACTACGGCGCAGCATACTCCACCAGGGAGACAATTGACAACACCAAGTATTTCACGGATCAGATATTTGCGAACCGAATCCCAGGCACACTTGTGGAGTGCGGCGTTGCGGCAGGTGCTCAGATTGCCGCGATGCAGGAGCGGAACATCCTTTATCCCGAGAAGCGTTGGATCTATGCGTTTGACTCGTATGAGGGTATCCCACTTGCGTCCGATGATGACGATCAACAGCCAGGTGTCGAGGGCCCGAAGCCTGTTGTGAAGTATACCGATACCCGTGAGCTTCTGAAGAGCTCGGGTATCACGGTTCACTCCAAGGAGCGTGTTCAGGCGAATATGAAGCTGTGGTTTCCGAATAACTGGCAGAACATCGTGCTTGTGAAGGGATGGTTCCAGGATACCCTACAGCCATACGTGAGCGTCCTCAAGCAGCTGGGTGGAATCGCGCTTCTCCGTCTGGATGGTGATCTTTACGAGTCGACCAAGGTAAGCCTTGAGGTCCTGTTTCCTCTCATGAATGTCGGAGGCGTTCTCATCATTGACGACTGGGAGCTGACGGGATGCCGCAAGGCCTGCGAGGAGTACTTCGCAACCCAGTTTGTTGACCGGGTCGAACAGCCGTACGGCGAGGCAGTTGGTCCTGCGTATTTCGTCAAGATGGCTTAATCCCAATGTATACAAATGCGCGTCCTAGGTCACCAAGGATGGACAGATTTCTTTAGCCAATTTGGTCTATACAACCACATGTATCGTAAATATGGAAATGCAACTGTTATGGTTGTTCAACCCGAACAGTTGCCTTTTGTGCGTCGCCTCTTTTTCGATACCGGAATCGATGTCGAACTTGCCGATCTTTCACCGATAGGATCTGGAACATGTGTTCTGTGCCATCAAACTGGGTCCCCGGTGGCGTGTCCGCGTGCTGGAGGAAGGTGTAAATATCCAACGCAGCCGTTCGTTGGCCTCTGCGCATTCGACGATTATTCAAAATGGGCTCGATTTCGTGAGACGACGATGGTAAGTTTTGTCGAAGCATTTTATATATACCACGATCTCCCAGCGTCAACAATGTATGATCACTTCAACGTGAAACGCACCCCCGCAACAGAAATTCAACATATCACAGATGTTCCTTATTACGTATATCACACACAGCCGGCGTTTCCTCTTCGATTGCCTCGCGGATATGCGGTTAAGCTAGAAAACAGTTCGTCGGACTTCTTTCAGTCGCTGGGCCTCATAGAGCACGCTACAGAGATTCATCTACTACAATCATCGTATTCTATGTTTGTGTATCTTCTACAGCTCAAATACGGGCTCCTCTCTAATAAGAGCATATTTGTCCATACATACGCACGTACAAACGCAAACACGGAGTATCGCAACGTTAATCGTCACCCTCAATTGCCCAACTGGACATTCTTGTAATATGTCGCATTAAACTTGTGAACAGAATGCAGAGAGTCGGGCAACACGGTCCAAAGCGGGATGTCCCACCACAGTGACGGGAACAGCGAAAATGTAGAATACCGCATCGACGCAATGATGATAGAAGTCGACTTCATCATCCATGTGTCAAAATAACTAGATAGCAGCTTGTGATCGTTAGCAGGCGCAATCACTCGACAACCGATAGACTCGATGAAGGCAATATACTCGCCGCGCGCCGAGGGATCGTCCGTCGCAATATAGAAATCGGTGTAACCGCTGTCCTTGGCAGTCTGGATAGCTGCGAATGTCTCTTGGTTCAGAAGAGCGAGTTCGTCCTTTACGATTTGCGTTTCACACACTCCGCGCAGTTTATCTGTGCGCCGCAAGTGAACGGTTACATAAGGCCTCTCTGGTACATATCGAGTCACCTTGAGTTTCAACTCTGATTTCACTTCATCTACGATCGCCAACCACTCCGAAAGGCCGATGGGAAACCACCCTGCGATGTATCGTTCATGAAAAACTGTTGGAGACGTAGTTCCACCGATGTACTGCTTCCATTCGTGAGCGGTGTTTGCGACAGATGTATACTCTATCTGGACTTCCGAAGGGAGCCGGAAGAAGGACAGAAAGTTCTTGAGTCGAGTATCCTGAAACCTCCACTCTGGAATGTCGCTGTAATCGGGCATACCTGGGAAATCCTGCCAACGAATATATAGGCGCATATTCCTTGCGCGTGCGTACGAAGCGAGAAGTAGTAGGTCCATCATACGATCCCCGTATCCAGACAGGACAAAGTTATTCACAACGAGAGTCTCCATTTATTCTCTTAAAGTAACCCCCCAGTGTAAGTGGCCTCTTTCCGTGGACCGACGCGCTCGCCCAATCATCGATATAACGAGACATTGGAATGATACGAAAATCAATAGATAATCGGCTTAAGCCTGTAGTATTTGTCACGTTGTAGTGCCGGCACTTGTTCCCGTAAAAACAGAACACATCGCCCACTGAAAGGTTTACGGGGTGGAAGTCTTCCTTTCCAGGCTCACTTTCGACGTAGACGGAGTTTGTGTCAAACATGGGTGTGATAGGAACGATGAAGTTGATCTCTCCTGGCTGATGATTATAATCTGCATCACAATGGCATCCGATACGGTCATTTGTATCATCGTTTCGGATCCCAAGAGCAGTGTTGTTTGGGATTCCGATACGAAAAGACGGATCCACCTGAACGGCATATGCAGAATCAGAATACCTGGGAAGGATAATATCCTTTACAAACGTCTCATAGATACCGATCATCTCTCCGTATAGTGGAGAATCATAGTAGTGTCTATGAAACCATGTCTTCGTATCTTCTTCAAATGTTATCTGGTCGTTCGACCTCGGCCGCAGTTCATGGGCGCGTTGGAGGTCTTTTATATCGAATATCCGCTTTACTATGTCCTGGAAGTCATACTTCATTGCATCATATGATAAAGTATGTTCTACGAACATTACTATAGTAGTTAAAAATAGTTACAAACAATACACGCACATCACAACTGTACTCGGGTTTCCGTATACAGTTGTGGGTTTCCCTATTTTTGACACATTGAAATATATAGAGGCCAGGTCTCAGATCATAGACTTAAACGATTCTGTGTATGTTCACAACATATGAGTGTGTCTATCGTTTATTGTTCATGCTACATGTATCGCAGTTTGTGGACTCCGTTCATGGAGCTGAAGCGACGGTACTTCAACAACGACTCGATCAAGATGTATCTCTGTACGGATGGACCCCTCGAGGAGATCCGCGCAAAGATGGGCGATATCCCCATTTTACACTATGGCGAGCTGGCAAACAACAATACGAACTATATGACGCGCGTGGCGTCGTATCTAAAAAGGATTGATACGAAATATGTCATCTTTTGGTGTGATGACATGTTTCTAACCGGTCCTGTGGATTGGGCGTCTTTCAGCGACGCACATACTCTCATGGAAGCAAATCCACATGTCAAGCTCATAAAGCTTTCGGAATGTTCCTGGCCGTTCGGTGGCAGAACCATTGAAGCTGGAAGTACTCTATTTCAGTTGGCGACTCCACGGGACGCATACATTATGAATGTTCAGCCCACATTGTTCGACCGGGCATTTCTGCTTGACGTCATGGAGGAAATCGACAGGAATAGTCCGTCAAATGGTCCAAGTGATTTTGAAAGTACCGGAACAATAATTGCCGCGCAAAAGCCGTTCATCTATCTCCGCAGTTTGAAGAACATCGTTCCTGTGTTTAGCGAAGGAGGAGTTGTGCGCGCTGGCATCTTGTTTCCGGCTGCACAGGAGTTTCTACAGAAAGAGGGAATTGACATCGAGCTATGCGACAAAAACTGTATTTACGACGTCCGTGAAAAGAGCAACACGGACACTCTGAACCCTCATTTAAAAATTGAGTTACACGAGTGGTTCCACATCAGTGTTTGAAATGTTGAAGAAAGTACTCCAGATGTTCGGGTGCCCGATACGATACGCATCCATTCTCGTTTGAGAACGCATGTGTGGGTTTCCCCGTTTTTTTTGATTTTTAAATAGTTAGTCATCCAACTCTCGCGCTTAGTTGGAGTAGGCAAGGCCGCCCATGCCGGACATCACGCGCAGGACGTTGTAGTTGACGGCGTACACTCGCACCTGGGCCGTGCGCCCACCACGGACCGTGTTGACGGAGACCGTGAGCTGGAGCGTCGCCTTGTCAATGCGAGAGAAGTTGCAGGTGCCGCTGGGCTGGTGCTCCTCGGGCTTCAGCGCGAAGGAATACACGTTGATGCCAACCTGGGGCGTGCGGCTGTGGTGCTGGTAGGGCTGCACGCGGTCGAAGTACCGGCCCTCACGCTCCGTGAACCGATCCTGGCCGTTGAGCTGCAGCTTGGCAACCTCCACGGGGTTCTTGCCCGAGCAGCGCACGCCGGAGTCGAGGATGACCTTGGCGAGCAGGTAGTTGGTCGTGTCGGCGAAGACCTCATCACCCGCATCCGAGATCGAGTCCAGCCAAGACGCACCGGCCAGGGAAGGACCGACCGCAATGCCCAGACCAGGCAGGTAGGGGCCCGAGGGACCATCACCCGTCGTCGTCGGCACAACCGTCGTGGAGGCACCGCCGCCCAGGGAGCCACGGGCCAGGACGTCCATCACGATGCCCTCCGTCGTGAAGTCATCCGTGTAGTTGAAAGGCTGGCAGCCGTTGACCTCCGAGATGAAGTTCTGGTTGGGCGTGCAGTCCACGAACGAGTCGCGCTGGACAACCCACACAAGCTCCTTGACGGGGTGGTTGAAGTTCAGCTGGATCTTGTTGGACGAGGACGTGATGCTCTCCGCACCCGTGAACTGGAGCTGCTCAATCAGGTACTCGTGCGTCTGCTGGGCGAACCGGCGACGCTCCTCCGTGTCGAGGTACACGTAGTCAATGTAGAGCGATGCGGCCGTCAGCGACTGGATCGCCGTGGAAGCCGCCGTGCTGCCGATCAGCTCGTAGTAGGTGCAGTTGATCCACTGCTCAAACTCCACGTTGATGCGCACCTCGTGGTACTGGAGGGCGATCAGGGGAATGGCAAGACCGGGGTTGCGGCAGAACCAGAACTGCAGGGGGATGTAGAGCGTCTTCGCAGGCGTGCCCGCGCGGGGGGCGCAGGAGTTCGTCAGCTCAGCGCCGGCGCAGGAGGCATCAAGAGCATAGCCCTTGCGATCCTTCATCAGCACCAGGTCGTGCGTGTTGCCGACCATGTCGTCAAGCGCCGCGATCGTGCCCGCATCCTGGGACAGCTGCGTCCAGATCTGGAGCCAGTCGCCATACTGGCGATCAATGCGCTGGCCACCAATCTCAAGCTCAATCACCTTCAGCAGACGGTGACCGATGTAGTTGAGCCAGCGGAAGCGGTTCAGGTTCGTGCTACCGCCCACCAGGTCAACCGCGGGGAGAACCACCTGGACATACGTGCGATACATCAGGTCGGCGTTACGGTTAATCACCGCCGTCACGCGCTTGTTGAAGTCGGCCTGGCCGTTGAACGTCACCTCAATGGACTCCATGGCGAAGTTCGTATGCCGCTTGTACAGCACCTTCCAGAACGTGATCTGGGGGTTGCCGGAGATGTAGATATCCTGTGCGCCATAGCTGACAAGCTGAAGAAGACCACCACCCATGTTTGTTGTGTTGAATGGCAATATTATTTTCCAGCCTCCTTCGGGCGCACGGATTCTCTCTTTTCAGCGCACTAGAGTGCATCTGCCTGTGCACGAGTGTAACATGCCCTACAAAGGGTTTCATACTTCTCTGTGCCGCCAATCAGAATCCTTTCAGTCGATTCCACGTGGCGGTGGCTGAAAATTCCAGGCGTTCCATTCGCACATCGACGGCAAAAAGCAGACAACTTAGTGACTCGATCTGCAAGTGAAATGCAATCCAAAAGCTCTCCAAACACACCACGATCGCTATCTCCATCCAATCCAACCAAATACAACTTCTTTCCTAGCTTCTCAACAACATAAAGAACAAACTCTCGAAGTCCAGTAAAGAACTGTGCCTCATCCACAATCACAACTTCCACATCTTCAATCATTGATCGCATAACAACATTCCGAAGACTTTGGATCTTCGCAATCCGAATTCCCGTCTCGTGTGCCGTGATCATATCCTCCTCGTGATATGCGTAACTCGTGTCTGTTGAATGTTCAATAATATAGACGGGCGTTTTGATAGCAGCATAGCTGTTCGCAGTGTTTTTGATAAAGGTAGATTTACCCGCAAACATAGGACCAATCACGATATCCAACGACATTTATGGTATACCACTTTCACTGTGAAAACTATATATAGAAAATGGAGGCTCTTGCTATCGTCGCCGCCCTTGCGTTGAGTATTGGTGCGTGTGGGTGTATAATGTGGGTTGTTCGGCAATGTACGAGGCCTGCGATGAAGGCATCACGGTCGGACACGGATCTTACGAATCTTGTTGGGGACTCGCTTCCGACTGGACGTTCACCTGTATAGGATTCTCTTGTCAGAGTAAAAATGGTTAATCTTGGGTTTCTTGGATCGCTTGCCGTAAAGGTTCAGAATCGTCGCGCGGTCCAGCCTGTTGTAGTGGTGGTTGAGCCCGTGGTTGAGCCTGTGGTTGAGCCTGTGGTTGAGCCTGTGGTTGAGCCCGTGGTTGAGCCTGTGGTTGAGCCTGTGGTTGAGCCCGTGGTTGAGCCCGTGGTTGAGCCCGTGGTTGAGTAAATTACTCCAACATCATTCGTGGGACAATGTGCATCGCTTCCAATTCCTGCATCCACAACTTCATAGCGTACGGGATTGTCTTGTTGATGAACTCTGTCTTGTTCCCACAGGTCCCGCAACTGTAGATGGACTCTTCCTCATTCATGATGGCTAATGTGCCACACGTCTTACAGATTCCCGTCGGGAAGGGATCTGAGACATCCATCAGTCGTTCCTTGGTGAACGCCGCGGCTCCGTGGCTCAGCAAGCAATCGCGCTCCATCTCTCCCACACGCAATCCACCATCTCGGCTACGTCCTTCACAAGGCTGACGTGTCAGTGACACAATCGGCCCCTTGCCACGACTGTGCTTCTTGTCAATCACCATGTGCTTCAGACGCTGGTAGAAGGTAGGCCCCATGAAGATCTCAGCCTGCATCATCTCTCCTGTCTGGCCATTGTACAGTGTCTCATTCCCATACGGATGGTATCCAAGCTCCAGCATGTGAGCCTTCAGATCCTCCACCTTCAGATGGCTATACGGTGTGCCATCGCCCAGCGTGCCCTTGTTGACGCCAATCTTGCCGAAGATGTTCTCCATCAACTGTGCGATCGTCATGCGTGACGGCACAGCGTGAGGGTTCATAATCAGATCCGGACGCAGACCGCTTCCCGTGAACGGCATATCCTCCTCATTCAACATCATGCCCACAGTTCCCTTCTGACCGTGGCGCGAACTAAACTTGTCACCAATCTGCGGCACACGTTCCGAAACGACGCGAACCTTGACGAATGGATATCCGTCGCTGTTCTTGTCCTGCCACACGCCATCAATACGGCATGGCTCCGTGTTCTTGTGCGTCGTGGACGCATCGCGATACGCATACCCGGCAGAGTCATTACGAAGGTTCACAACCTTGCCAATGATCACATCGTTCTCCTGAAGAGTCGCGTGGAGAATTGGGATGCCGTTCTCACCCACGGCGTTGTACGAGGTGTTCTTGTACTTGCGCGTATTGTGCTTCATCGGCTTCATGAACTTCTCCTCACGACCCGACGTCACGTTACGATGCTCCTCGTCCTTGTACATCGTATAGTAGAGTCCACGCATGAACCCGCGAGCCACAGAGGACTTGTTCATGATGATGGAATCCTCCTGGTTGTAGCCACCGTAACACGCGATCGCAACAATCGCATTCATGCCATACGGCATCTCGTGCTGCTTCAGAATGTTCATGGAACGTGTCTCCACAATCGGCCGTGTCAGCGAGCACAGCAGATACCCATTCTTGTCCAGCCGCTTCGCATAGTTGCCGGCATAGATGCACATCGCCTGCTTGCCCATCGCCGACTGATAGGTATTACGAGGCGACTGGTTGTGATCCGAGAGCGGAATGCTGCTGGCCATGTGGCCAATGAGCATGCTCGGATGGATCTCGTGGTGAGTGTGATGAGGAGTGACAGACTCCTTGTTGAAAGCAATCCGCAGCGTCTCCGTCTCAGACGCGTCAATGTACTCAATACACGTCTTAAGCCACGTGTTCCAGTCAGCGTTCTTATCAGGCCACGCACAGCCAATCCGGAACACTGGTCGGACCAGACGACCCGCATCGGTCTCAATGGTCACCGTGTTCATCAGCGTATACCACGCAATGGAGATGTGAGGGTGAAGACGGAAGGAATGCTTGGCAGCCCGCAGCTGGTCCACGAGCACCTTCGGGTTCTTCGTATAACCGATAATCACACCGTTCAGCGTGACTGCGGTTCCCTCGTACACACGAGGCGTGTCAATCCAGGTGATCTCGCCGTGATCCTGGAGGAAGTGTGTGACCGTGTTGCTCGGAGTGTGCTGAGACACAGACGTCAGCAGACTCATGTTCTTCACGATACCCACCGAATGGCCCTCCGGTGTCTCTACCGGACAGACGAAGCCCCACGAACTGCCGTGAAGCTTGCGGGGTGCGAGCAGCTTGCCCGACTTCTCCACCGGCGTCTGGATACGACGCAGATGGCTGAGTGTGGCCGTATAACTCATACGAGCCAATACCTGCGAGACACCCACCTTGGTCGCATTGGACAGCGAAGTGGAACTGCTGGTGCCTAGACCCTGAACTGTGAAGTTACCCGTAGCGAGCGCCTGCTTCAGCTTGCCCTCAATGGTGGAGAGCTTGAGAATCTTGTAGAGGTTGTTGATGTTTAGAATGTCCATCGGACGCGGTGTATCGCCCTTCTTCCACGAGTCGTTGTTCACCTCCTGAACAAACTCGTTGCGAGTGTCGTTACACACCTTCTGGAAGAGCTGGCGGAACAGATGCGTCAGCAGTGCGCCCGTAGTGACAACTCGCTTGTTCGGATAGGCGTCGCGATCGTCCAGCGCAACCTGCTTGTGGCTCGTCAGAAGGAGACGACGAACCATGCTCGCGGTGAGCATACACTTGCGGCTGTTGTGAACCGGAAGTCCTAGAGGCTCGCCTGCGAATCGGACGTGGGGGAGATACTCGCTGCCCAGGAGTTGACGCACGTATGCGCACTTGTCCTCTTGGTTCGTTCCGTATTGAAGATGGTTGGAAAGGTACGCAACTGCCTCGTCTTGGGTGAAGACGTTGAGTTCGGCACAGTCTCGGAAAGAGGCACCGAGGAGTTCCACGTGGTGGTCCCCAAGTGAGCCCCAGATGAGGCGGGCGATGTCAATATCCTTCGTGACTCCAAGGGCGCGGAAGAAGACCATGGCAGGCATGTCCTCACGGAAGCGAGGCACGCATGCGAGTAGAGGATATCCGAATCCATTGAACTTGGACGACAAACGGATTTCCAACTTCTTGGGTGGCATCGTGAAGCTCTCGTGGAGTGACTTCATCTCCACCGAGTATGTGTGCTTGCTCGCAGTCTTCTTTGCTTGGAAGACCATGATACGGTTGTCGGCAACCTTCTCCTGGCAGAGGATGGTGCGCTCCGAACCATGGACGATGAAGTATCCGAGCGGATCGTGGGCGCATTCGCCATACTCCTCCAGAGACAGTGGATAGTCCTTGAGCAGACACAGCGACGAACCAAGCATCACTGGAAGCTTGCCAAGCGAGATGCCCTCAAAGATCCGGAACTCCTCGTCATAGGTGTCCAGGTTCGGGCCCTTATACGTGCGAGCCGTGAACCGGACGTCGGCATACATCTGAGCAGCATATGTGAAGTTGCGAACACGAGCCTCCATAGGAAGCATCGGCTTGACGCGACCCGTGGCCTCCTGGATGCGAGGCTTCATATACGTGACCTTCTCAAACGACAACTTGAACTCATACTTATACTTTTTGATTTCGGGATCCTGCTCATGCCACACCGTGATGGGTGGCGTGGACTGGATAATCAGGGGCAACTTGTTGCGAACAAAGTCCTCATACGAGTCAACCTGGTGATCCACGAGACGACGAACACCGTTGGCGAAATGAGCCTTAACAGCATCCCAACAGTCAGTCATGGTGCCTACTTTAGTGGAACCTATCTGTAAACCGCGTTTGGTTCGTTTTGATCTCCGCCGCCAATGTAATTAATGGGTCAATGCGGTTCTCGCGAGGCGGCACTACGGAAACAACTTGTGAAACTGGACAAGGAGCGTGCCGATATTATGAAGAGGCTGGAGGCGGAGAAGTCCATTCTTCAGAAGATTGAGGCGGAGAAGCCTGTTTTTCGTAAGGAGATCGAAGACATGATTGCGAAAGCACACAATCCAACTCGCGAGACATCTACGATGTATATGTCGTCTGGACTGCATATGACGGATCTTTCTGTATATGGAGATGTTGAATGGCCTACCGTAGCGCAGGAATTGGACATCAAGAAAGTTGTGCAATACGATATTCGTGGTAAGTGATAATGAGCGACGGAATCAAAATTGTCAAGATGGGGAGCGGACCCGCCGATCCACCCAAGCAGGCTGGGAAATCTCGCAAGGCACCTGAGAAGAAACCAAAGTTTGGGATTCTCAAGGGTGGGAAGACCGCGCGCAAGAAGGCTCGTTTTGAGGCTGTCGCGGATCCTGCCAAGGCTCCTCCCATGAAGAAGATGAGCAAGCTACGCATCATTACGGAGAAGGGCGCCAAGACCCGTCGCGCCAAGATCGTAGACGATGCTCGCAAGATGCCCATCGGTCGGATCCGGAATACGTTGCGGAAGAATGGATTACCTATCAAGGAGACCACGCCCGAGAAGTTGACGCGGAAGATTTACGAGGACGCTCAGGAGGCCGGGATGATTTCCTCTGAATAAACCAATGACAGCCGTATGGGGCCCGATGGGCTGGATGACGCTTCACTCTGTTGCCACGATATACCCTGAGAGTCCGACGCAATCGGAAAAAGATCTCATGTTCTCCTTCCTTGACATGTTCCGGGACACGATCACATGCGTTCACTGCAAGGATCATTTCACATCCATGTTGGAGAACTATCGCAGGACATTCCCGAACATGCTCCAATCGCGCCATGAACTCGTCATGTTTTCATTCCGAGCGCACAATGCCGTCAACCGCCGGCTGAACAAGCCACTTCAAATGAGCGTGTCGGAATGTATGAACACTTTACAGAACAATATTAAGACGCGAAGTGCGAAAGAATATCGGAATGCGTATTTTGCTCATATTGGACGATACTGGTCGACTCTCCGAGATGTGACTGGGATCGTAGCGCTCAAAAAGATCCGCGAACTGAAGAAGATTGAGGCCGAATACTTTGCGGCACGGGATACCAACTTTCAACTGGAGATCCGTTCGGATGTCACGGTCCTTCCTCGCGATGTGTTGGAGAAGGAACCGCAGGAGATCCGCACAAGCGTGATCGCTCTTCCCAATTCAAACTCGCGTGCTGGATTCCGAATTACTTCAAGAGGAATTCGGTTACGGTAGTCAGTTTGCCGCGCGGCAATGATACCCATGGTTCTGCTTCCCACGCATATCGCTTCATCCACGGATGACGGTTCTCCTTCTCTTCATTGTACAGTTCATCGGGGGTCACAGGCGTCAATCCAGCGTCTCGCAAGCTGTGTGCGGGTAGAATAAACCGAAGCTGATCCTCCACCGTCATGACAGGCACAGGCGCATTCCACTCAAAGGTGGTAGGCCGATCATAACCATCCAACGTCTCCAACAACGGAGCTTCCGGATAGGGGTAATACCACTCCCAATCCAGAACCTCAGACGTCGTGAAATAATGATACGTCCACTCATACGTCTTCCAGAATGCGTAACACACTGGCTCCCAATCAAGAACGCCATCCATCAACTGACATCCAAAGCGCTGCTCCAACGCATGGCCGTCGGGCGATACAATCCTCCGCTCCGTCTCCTTGGCACGCTTGATCAGAACCTTCTTCTCATCCTTGTGGGCATCATTCCGAGACGCATAGTAGATACCACGAGCATATCCTTCCTCTCGCAGTGAAAAGATACCGAGATTGGGCATGAAGTCGTTGCCGAAACACATGATGCTCATCTGGATGTACAGGTTCTTCTCCAGCGGAAGCACCTTCTCCAACGCGTTGATGGACAACGTGGCGAACCCGGTGTCTTCCATCTCACGCAGCACCTGGATCTGTCCAAGGTGACTCTGGGCCAAAGAGATCAACACCAGATCCGCATCTAACCCGTAGATACAGATGTTCTTGCGCGCAGAGTCCGGCATGCTCCGAAGCCATGTAAAAATCTTATGCTCTCCCTCACCCGGTTCCAGCGTATCTGAAACAACAATCTCAGGATACATGAATCGCAACGTATGGGCTAACTCCTTCATGAAAGGAGTGCCAGGAGAGATCTGGTGCTTGTCAAAGGCTGCTGCTTCTGCGATACGCATACGCCGATATCGCTGCTGAACGACCTTGGCATACGGAACCATACCGTCAAATGCCACGTAGACCTTCTTAGCACGCACCGTTGTTGTGAGAAGTTCATTCAACGCCACAACGATACTGCCAATCGGATTCTCAGCATTCAAGTACTTATGGATGAAACAGTTGAAGTCAATTCCGAGGACATCCACTTCAAGTGGCGCATTCCCACACTTTTTCTGGATATGTTTGTGTGACCTAATTAGGGAAGCAACGTAGAATGGAATACCCATACTTAGTATACGCGCTCAGTCTCTAAGCAGTAGAAGATATACGACGCTGCGTATGGATTCGGATCCTCAATGTCATCTTCTTCCAACAGCTTCCGTTGCTTCTTGCGATACTTGTTGACGACATAGGAGATCCTCACCCGTTCCTCCTTGGGCATTGCCTGCTTTATCTGCCGAATCCGCGCCTTCAAGACAGATTGCGTCGCGCGGATGTCTATGTTATCAAGTGCTGGCCGAGGATCCATGGTGATGCCATTTGGTCTTACAAAAGCGCTTCCGTTTTCCAACCCGTCCCTAAATCTCGCGACAATACAAATGGCCTTCTGGATACTACTGCTTGCGGCAGTCGTATTTTTCATGTATGTGTGGAACTCACGAGGCGAAGGACTCTCGCAGAAGCCCGGGTGTTCTACGTGCCCCCACAAGAAGAATGTTGGACTAGATTAAATGGCTGATGACGGAACGACCTATACCGGTCTTTTAAATGCGAATCCCACAGCAACCAAAAGCGCAGGTCGCACCAGGCGCCGGAAGTCCCGGAAGCCGAAGACTCGCCGTCGTCGCACTGGCAAGCGTGTTCAGAAGAAGTAGTATTGAGCAGATACAAATGAAATTCCCGAAGTGGGCTTTTTATGTCGTTGCTCTCGTCGTATTTTTTGCACTCACAACTATGGTTGCTGCTCCCGCCGCAATGGGGTGCCCTGGATCTCAGATCTACTGCCCGGGTGTCGGTTGTGTCTCGGGCCCTGATAAGTGTTTCGCCGGCAACCAGGGTGGTCCTTCTGCGGTATTCTCCAAGGAGGGATTTGAGGTGATGAAGCCGAAGTCCTGGGATATGGGCTTCTCCGGTCACGCTGCCCTCTTCTGGCCCGGCACGGGCAAGACGAGCATCCCACCCGAGTATGGCCGTGAGAAGTTTGTCAGCAAGTCGTGCCCGGGTGGATACCGGAGCGACGGTCCGTGCCTGATGGACTTTCCGGACATGTAATAATGAAGAACGTCGGCTTGAACCATATTCCGTCCGTTAAGGGCCAGCAGCTGAACCTTACGCTCAACCTTGTCTTCGTGGCGGTCTTCTATGTGTTCTTGGGAGCAGCCGTCTCTTATCTGTTTTTTCACATATTTCCATCCTATGATGAAACGTGGAAGAAGTCATCCTTCGCGTACCAACTTCTAGATGTTTCTGCCGAGGTTTCCGCCATTGTGGTCGTCGCCTTCTGGCTGACGTACTTTGTAAATATATGGATTCCCGTTCTTCATGTATCGCCGGGCCTAGAGCACTACGTGGAGTCGTTTGGCGGCCAGATGATCTTTATCTATGCGATGTTCATCTTCCTCGGAACATTGGATGACAAGCTTGTGTATGTTTTCAAACAATCGTTGTGGAAGTAAAAAAATCTATGCGTTAAAACAAAATGTGGGCATACTTCCTCCTCACCGCCGTTCTTTTCTACGTGCTCACGCCGGGTATCCTCATCTCTCTGCCCCCCAACCAGCCCTTCTGGGTGCAGGCGTTGACCCACGGTGTGGTCTTCGCCCTGGTCCACAAGTATGTCCAGCACGGCCTGCTGCGCCAGTAAAAATGGATTCATGACCGTCACCCGGATTGAATCCCCCAACAGATAATATGGAACTCCTACTTGAAGCATTAGCAGACATTGAGCGTCAGATGGACGACGCAACACTACCACACTCGGATCAGCAATTGCTGGACCTAGCATGGGAAGACATTTACAATCAAATTGAGGCGATGGAACGCGGAGAGGAGTATGACGATGAGACAATTGAAAGTGACTCGGACTCAATTCACACGCAACCGAAACGGTTCGAGACACCTCAGAACGGCTTGATTGATATTGGAAATGGTATGTATGTTACAACCGACGAACTTGATGCGCTCCACGAAATGGGGATACTGGACGATTCCGATGACGAGTTCTAATCTCAAAAGTGTATAATAGAATGCCGGTGATTGTGCTGGCCACAAGCGGCCGCGATGTATTGATCTCTCAGTCCGGCAAGTGGCTGACCGATGTGAAGAAAGATCCCAAGATTTTTCAACTACAGAAGATCCCTGGCACGGCCACAGGATTGGCTGCGGCAAAGCAAGAGGCACTTCGTCGCGCCGACAGCATAGGATCTGACACCAAATATACTCCGCTGGTATGGAAGACGAATCCCGATAGATGGTCCACTCGGTTTTTGACTCCGATGAATCCACCCGGATTTATCAAGGGAACGTTCCCCGACAGTGACTTCAAGGGCGAGACCGAGGCAGCCGCAGCGGTGCGTGAGTTCAAGGAGGAGACCGGATATGACATCCGTCGGTTTCCTTTACAGCCGACTACAGCAAGTGGTGTGTTTACCGTGGAGATCCCGGAATCCGAGAAGGCAGCCGTCATTGCTTCTTGGAAAGCCATGGGAAGGGAGGGAGAGATCTACGATCTTCGGTGGGAGCCGATCGTTGATATTCGGAAGGACGTTGCCCTGTTAAACGCAGAGTCAAAGACCGCAGTTCAGTTCTTGCCAGTTGTCGCGGGGAAGCGTAAGACTCGCCGTCGGAAGTCCAAGACCATCCGCATGAAGAGGGCAGCCTATTTGCGGGAACACCACCATCTCTTCAAAGTGTTAGCACATCCTACACGACGGACCTTGCTGTCTGAACTTCGTGAGCAAAAGATGGAGTTGAAGGAGAGAGGACTTAAATGAAAACGGATTCAGTAGGGCCATGGAGACAGGACTTCCCCCCCAAAACACATGATCTAACCTCTGAATATAACTCAGAAACGCGATCACATTGCTATAAACCAACTGACAACCTAGCAACCTTGTCAAGATGCCCTTCCCTACTTTGTACTCTAAGTCCAAGTCAGGCAAGACTCAGGTCTGGAACATCCAGGTCACCGGCTCCACAATCCACATCTCCTACGGGTATGAGGGTGGTGCTGTCACGATCGCCGATAAGACGATCTCCGAGGGGAAGAACCTCGGAAAGAAGAACGCGACCACGGCTGAGCAGCAGGCGGTTGCTGAGGCCCGCTCTACGTGGGAGAAGAAGCAGAAGGGTGGGTACGCTGAGGTGCTCGCGGATGCTCAGGTCCCGGCTGTGGCGGACGCTACGTCACTCGCTGCGCATGTGGCCATCCTCCCGATGCTCGCCCACGACTACAACAAGCGTGGCAAGGACATCAAGTTCCCGTGCTGGGTTCAGGCCAAGCTGGACGGTGTCCGATGTATCTTCCGCGACGGTGTGCTGACGAGCCGCACGGGCAAGGTGTTCCCGAACATGGATCACATCACGAAGCAGCTCAAGGGTTGCAAGCTCGTGCTGGATGGCGAGCTCTACTCGGACACGCTGAGCTTCCAGCAGTTCGTGGGCCTGGTCCGCAAGACCAAGCACAACGTTGCC